CGAGAGTGATCTTCAAGGGTACCGATTATTACAATTTGATCGGGGGCCCCGTTTTCAAGGTGCTGATGGACAGGTTCAAATCTTGCGAAGTAAATCCGAAGAGATTTAATTTCAAACTAGCCTACAAGCAACACACTCCTGAAATCGCAGAGTTCCTGGAACGACATAAACATGAGTCGTACATGGAAGCCGATTTCAGCAAAAATGATAGTTCGCAGGTGGCGGACGTTCAAGACTTAGAGTGCATGCTTATGGCTAGGTTAGGTTGCCCGAAATGGTTTGTCAAATTGCACAGAGCAACAAACAAGTTCACCACTTATAATACGAAGTACGGCGTGTCCGCCGTAGTGGAGAACCAATTGCCGACTGGTGCTGTTGACACGACATTTCGGAATTCCATGTGGAATATGATGATCTTCAATGCGTGGGCAGAGAAATACGGAGTCGAGGGAGCCTCTGTATGTGTTCTAGGTGACGATATGGTTTGTGGATTGCCCAGAAGGGTAAGACGCTGCGCCTACCATTACGAGCAAGTCGCTAAGATGGCGAAGATGGAAGCCAAGGTGACCACCTCACCAGTGCTCCACAGAATGCACTTCTTGTCAAAACACTTCGTTCCTGTTACCAGGGGCGAACAAGTGCACGTGATGTTGCCTTTCATCGGCAAAGTCTTAGCGAAGTTTAATTGTAGGCCAAATTGCAACCAGTCGATCTCCGACGATGAATACATGGCAGGAAAGGCTCTTTCCCATTGTTACGAATTCAGGTACTGTCACTCCTTACGTGATTTGTTCGTCGAGAGAGCGAACTACCATCTGACTCGTTCAGAAGGCAAGTACTCTCTCGAGGGTATAACTTACCACGTCCGTCAATTCTCAACTCATAAGGGTATGATTGAGAAGATGCTTGGTGGAGCGACAGAATGGCCTGATCTTGTGACCAGGGATGACTTGACAATGTTTTGGCTCGGCCTTGCCGACCTTACCTATACCGACGTATACCCCCTTGTTAAAGCCGTGGTTCTTACGCACGGCTTCAGGGTGCTGGGTAACTTCACAGCTACAGCATTGGTGGACTACTAGCCTCACACACAGGTTGGAGGAACGCCAGTGCGACCCAGCCGACAATAAGGTGGTTTACGTATGGTTCCACTTAAATAAAGCCCATGCACGAG